TTCATCCGAGGCCCCGCGCGTGATGTTTTGGTCAAGTCTTCACTCACTGGAGACATAATCACAATCAGCGCAGAGGGCGTGAGTCTTGAGAAGTTCAGGGTGGAGACGCACACCAGCGGCTCCGGCCGAGCCATCGTAGTAGACCAGGGCGACTTTTGCCTGTTGCGGGACTTGTGGGTAGGCAAAACTCGGGGCCACGCGATCTCTATCCTCGGTGCCAGTTTTGCGCAGATTATATCGTGCTGGGTCCACGAAGCCGGCCAAAGCGGTAGCGGGCATGGCATCGTGATCGATCCGACTACGGCTCCTGTGGACCATTGTCACATTGCGAACTGCCACATTGCAGACGTGGAAGGCAGCGGGATCCGAGCAGAGAGTGGGGGCGCACTTGAGGAACTGGTTGTGCATCACTGTGAGGTACTCAACTCTAAGGAGTGGGGCATCGAACTACGCAACGGCAGCGACGCTGTGATCTACAACAACATCTTGGCCAACAATGTATCTGGCCCTATCGACGACCAGGGCACCAACACCGTGCAGTACAACAACACCCCGTACTCCACGCTCACCACCGACGACTTGCCCCCGAAGCTCGAGGGCGCGCGGGCCATCACGCTCCAGGTCAAAGACGAATTGGGCGCTTCAGTGCTCGGTGCGACCGTGCATATCTACAACGAGGGCGGCACGTGGATGGGAGAAGCCATCGACCGGGATCAATCCGGGGAGGTGGTGATCTACCGTGACGACGGCACCTACGGGGTAGTAGCCGTGACATCGCGCTTCATGCAGGACACGATGCCCCAGCCGCTGGTCGTCACGGGCGACGCAACGGTCGAGGTGCTCGGCACGTGGTGGGTAGCGCCAACGCCAAGCGCACCAAACAAGTGCGTGCTCTACGTCAACATCGAAGCGTGGACGGGCAAACCTGCGGACGGCGCCGTGGTGCAGATCCAGCCGGTGCTCCCTTCGATCTCTGGCGGGAAGTTACGCACTGGCAAGATCGAGTGCAAAATTGCCGACGGCGACGGCTACGTAGCCCTCGAGGGCGAGCGGCTCACCACCGTCAAGGTCACGTGTGAAGCGGCCGGCTGGGATGCGGTCGTGAAGACCGTGCCCGATGCACCCAACCAAGACATCGCCACCTGGGATATCCCGTAGGAGCTGCCATGGCCTGCCCCGTGAAGACCACCATCACCCTAACCATCACCGTGGACGACATTGCCACGGCGCTGCTGAGCTACGACCAGATCCAAGTCTGGCGTAGCACGGCCGGGGCGCTCGACACGTACCTCGAGGTGAGCGATGCCTACTCGCGCCCAGACCTTGAAGCCGGTGTCTCCGACTACGAAGCTCACGATGAAGACGCCACCACGCTCTACTGGTACAAGTGGCGGCTCTACCACTCGGCCACCGAAGCGGCGGGCGCTTTCTCCGATCCGTTCCACGGCACCCAGCACCCAGCTCTGGACATCGTGAACGTAACCGAGCTGAAAACGAACTACCTCTTCGGGCTCGACCTCACCAAAGACGATGGAGAGCCCTACCCCGCCAGCCTGTACGAGCACTACATCAAGAGTGCAGTCTCCAAGCTGGAACACAAGCTCGACGTGCCCATTGCCAAGGCGGCATTGGTGGAGCTGCACGACTTCTACCGGGAAGATTACATTAAATATATCTCCATCGAGCTGGATGCCTTCCCCGTGATCTCAATCGACGAGGTGAAGCTGACCTTGCCTGGCGAGACGATTGGCGTGACCTACGATCCCAGTTGGGTGCGGATCGACAAGACCTCGGGCCAGTTGCATATCGTACCCGGTGGTGCCGGCGCTCAGACGTTGCTTTTGGGTGCGTCGGGCGCGTGGTCGAGGCTCTTCTACGGGAGTGCTCGCTTCATCCCCCAAGTCTTTCAAGTCACCTACACAGCGGGCTTTGCTGCGGGCAAGGTGCCCCCCATTTTCAAAGACGTAGTGGGAAAACTGGCGTCCTTCGGCCCACTGAATATAGCGGGTGATTTGTTGGGCGGGGCGGGTATTGCATCCCAAAGCGTGTCAATCGACGGGTTGTCGCAAAATTTTAACACTACATCAAGCAGCACAAGCGCGGGGTACGGGGCCAGGTTGATCCAGTATTCCAAGGAATTGAAAGAGGACTACAAGCTGCTGCGTGACTTTTACAAAGGGATTGGCTTGCGGGTGGCGTGATGGCACTGACACCGAAAGTGATTCGTCCAGAGTCTGGCGTCGTTGGGTTGCTCGACGGGCAGAAGGAGGCGGGCCAGCGGGTAGACTTCAAGCCCGATAAGTTTGTCCTGGCCATTGAGAGCAAAGGCTACCGCCTCGCGTGGAGCCGGGCCGCGCGCTGCCCGTGCGAGTCGATCAACGACCAGACCGATCAAGCCGACCCCAACTGCGATCTCTGCGACGGTTCGGGGTGGTTCTATTTTGCACCCACCAACCCCGTGGGCGCTGCAGCCGGAGAGCTGGATGCGACTCAAGCGAAGGTGGTCGAGACGTTCAACGCGGGCGTGATTCGAGGCATTATGACTGGGGGCAGCACCACAGCGGACCCCTACACCAAACAGATCAATTGGGTCGAAGGGCAAATGCAACTCACTGTGCGGCCGGAGAACAAGATCGCGCACTACGATCGGTTGATCAATCTCGATTCAGAGTTGACCTTCCGAGAGCTGCGCAAAGCTGGCCCAACGAGCACGCCGTACTTCAAACCACGCTCCCACGCCACGACGGTCCACCTAATTCGATCCCTCACCACGGACTACGCGCCCACCACCGACTACACTCTGGAAGAGGGGAAGATCGTGTGGCAGGCAGGCAGCCAACCGGCTGAAGACACGCTGCTGGTGCTGCACTACCAGACCTACCCCGTGTGGCTGGTAGTGACCCACCCCCACGTGATCCGAGGCACTCCGATCAAGTACAAAACCGCGAGTCCCGCCACCCCCCAAGGCGACTACTACGCACTGCCCATCCAGGCTTTGGTGCAATACGAGTTCCTGGTAGGATCTGCAGGCAAGACGGGAACAGCGATAGAAGACTGATGGCGGTAACGATCGAAATACTGCAGCTCGAGGCCATCGAGCGCATGGGGCAGATGCTGAGCGACGAGATTGTCGATGCTGTGACTGCCAAAGTTGCCCTCGGTGCTCGAGCGGAGTGGATCCGTTTGGCCGGCGAGTCGAGCCTCACTACGACCAAGCGCGAGTACATCAACGGCATTCAGCAGATTCACAAAGAGAAGAGCGGGGTCTACCGGATCACCCTGATGGGGAGCCTGCCCAACGTGATCGAAGGGGGGCACCCCGGTGGCGATATGCGCGACTGGCTGCTCGGGCCCAACGTGCCCATCTGGACACCAGGCGGCCGGGGCAAGCGGCGCATGGCCGATGGCTCCGGCTACTACCGCTCGATCCCCTTCAGCCATGCAGGCCCCAGCGCAACGGGAGCGGGGGGGCAGGCCCCTATGGGCTCCGCCTACTCAGATCACGAGTTGATCGCAAGCGCGCGCAAGCTCGGCCGTGACGTGTTTGAGCAGGCCAAACAGCTGGCCCCCGCTGGCGATCCAAGTGCCAGTTCAGAAGAGAAACGACTGACCGACCCGTACACCGTGCAGGGTCGTGGCAAAAAGCAGACAACGATGGCTGTGCCGAAGCTGCAGCCGGAGCACTCCACCGACATCTACTCAGGCATGATCCGCAACGTGCAGGTGGATGTGAAAGGCCGCGAGTCCAGCAGCTTCGTGACCTTCCGCACGATCAGTACCAAAAGCGGCACTGACAAATGGATGAGAAAACCCACAGAAGGCTTGCATCTAGCTACCCAAGTCTCTGAGTATGTCGCTCGAATCGCACCACAAGCCTTTCAGGAGTACGTGAGCAGCCGATGATCCAGAGAGCCATCTACAATGCCCTCAAGCTCGGCTTCGAGGGGCTAGCCGCTGAACCCGAAGCACTCGAAGATATCTTCGGCGAGCGAGGGTACGGCCTTGCCGCTACCGAGATCGAAGCGATCAAAACCGTGCTGGACTCCGATCCCGTCAACATCACCCACGGGTACGCCCGCAGCGACCAAAAGTTTCCGTTGGTGGCGATCATCCTGGCGAGCGATGACGACGACGAGCACTGGCTCGGTGACGTTGCGGGCCAGATCGACGACGAGGAGGATCCAGACTTTGGCGCGGATTTGCTCTCCAGCACGTGGAAGCACGTCTTTGACCTCTTGATCTACGCTGAGCACCCCGACGTGACCCTCTACGTCTACGAGATCGTGAAAAGCATCATACTCACCAGCGAACCCCAGTTCGCAGATGCCGGTGTCTTCTTCCGACATTTGTCTGGACGCGACTTGGCCCCCGATCCCCGGTACGTTCCAGAGCATCTGTTCGTGCGCAAGCTCGCGCTCTCATGCAAGAGCGAGTTCATGCGCGTGGACCGCGACAGCAAGCTGGGTAAGGTTTTCCGCGTGGACGGCATCTTCATTGACACTGATCGAGGTAGCAGCGAAGTTGGGGACGTTGAGACGAACCTGGTGCCCTACTATCCAGACTTAGAGGCCGACGATGACGAAGCGTAGCAAACGACCAACGAACCAAGCAGAAGCGATGAAGCTCCCGACCAAGCCGGTGAAGCCGGCACCAACGGTCAAAACCGTGGTGTCGCTTCGAGTCTTCCTGCAAATCCACGGGGCCAAAGCCGACCAGTTGGCCGGTTTCAAATCTCACGCAACACGTGCAAAGCTCAAACCGATGTCGGTTCCCGAGTGGCGTGCAGCGCACCAAGCATTCATGGACAAGCCGGTACGGTAACAGGAGCTACGCATGGCAGCATCGAGTATTTTTTACAATGGCCGCATGATCAGCACACCTGGTAGCTACTCGGAAGTAGATGCCAGCTCGCTGGAGCCCATCGGCCTTGGCGCCGTCGGCATCGTAGCGGTACTGGGTGAAGCTGAAGGCGGCCGGCCCGCTTCGACAATCACCGAAGTCAAAGACATCGCGCAGATCAAACCGGGCAAAGCCTCGGCACTGTTCCGCTCGGGCACCCTCCTCGAGGTAGGCCCCATGCTCGCCAGTCCCGCAAAGGATGCCGACATTCAAGCCGGCGCTGCTGTGATGGTGCCGCTCAAGATCAACCCGGCCACGCAAAGTGCGGCCGTGCTGACCAACGCGCAAGGCGATGCCCTCGACCTGGTGTCCAATGACTATGGCGAGTTCACCAAGCAGGTGAGCGTGTCCCTTGCCACGGGGGACACCCAAGGGAAACGGCTGGTTATCACTTTTGAGGATATCACCGAAGCGGTCGATGACCTTGGTGGTGACGATCTGTTCACCCTGCAGTACACAGCCGGAGCCTCGGACTGGGCAGCCATGACGGCACAAGTGTTGGCTGGTGGCCTGATCGAGTGCAACGGGTCGAAAACGGCCGGTGGCGCCGACGGCGATTTCACGCAACCCATATCAGCCATCGCGATGGAGGTAGTCTCCACCGATGCCGGCGACACCACCCAGACGGTTGAGGTGGTGGGTATCGACGACGGAGGCGCAGCCCTCACCAAGTCGGTCACGTTGACCGGTACAGTAGCGGTCAGCTTGGGCGCCGATCTCTTTGACGTGGTTACCGCCCTCAAACGCATCGGCACAGCGGCCGGTACTGTCACGCTACGAGCTGCGAGTGCAGGTGCCACAGTGGCAACCCTCGTCACCGGAGGTTCCGAGGCGAGCAAAGGCATCACTGCGATGTCGCCCGGCTACGCGCAAGGTGTGGTCACGCTCGTTTCTAGTGGCGCCAGCACTCAAAAAGTTGTGCTGGTCGGCACCAGCTTGGCTGGGGCAGTTCAAGCGGAGGTGGTTACGCTCACAGGCACCGTGTCGGTGGACACCACTGCGTCGTTCGGCTCGCTGCTCAAGATCACGACGGGTGACGTGGAGGCAGCGCACACTCTCACGGCCACTGCGTTGGTTGCTAAGACCAGCACGGCACACAACACGCTGCAGAAGGTGGCCGATTTCTTCAACACCAAGAAGCTGGGAGCTGCGGGCTTCGACCTCACTCTCGCTACTGGGCAGACCCGGTTCGACCCCGACAACCTGGACGTGCAGGTGGCTGCCGTCGATATCTTTGACCCCGCAGAGCCCGGCTTCAAGGCCGACCTCTACGCGATCATGGCGTGGATCAATCAGAACAGTCAGTACGTCACCGCCACCCGCTCAACGGGTGCCAGCGGCGGCGCACCGGACAACACCTCGAGCCCGATCTTCTTGGCGGGTGGCGGAGAGGGCACCAGCAGCTTTTCCCACTGGCAGGGGGCACTCAACCTGCTCAAGCAGCTCCGGGTCAATAGCGTTGTAGTGATGACCGCCGACCCCGCAGTGCATGCCGCGCTCGACGCGCACTGCGCGTATATGTGCGGCATCGGCCGCTCAGAGCGTGACGGGTTTGTCGGGCTGATGAACGCGACCTTCGACGACGTGGCGACAAAGGATGAAGCCAAAGCGCAGATCGTGAACCTGAACACGCGGCACCTGCGCGCGTGGGCACAGCCCATCGAACGCTACAACAGCGAGGGGGAGCGCACCGAGTACGCGGCACCCTTCGGAGCTGCAATCTTGGCGGGCATGCAGGCGGGCTCTCCCGTCGGCACCAGCTTGACCTACAAGTACATGAACGTCCTGGCGATCCGACAGCACAGCAGCTGGAACCCCACCGACGACTCCAAAGAGATGATCGACGCGGGGCTCGCCTTCGCTGAGAACGTAGATGGAGTTGGGCGTCGGGTGGTGCGCAACATCACCACACACCTCACCACCAGCAACCTGGCGTACACCGAAGGCTCGGTCAACGAGACGGTGAACTACGCAGCCTTCAACTTCCGCACCAACATGGAGTACGCGGTTGGGCGCAAGGGATTCAGCGGCACGATCAACGCGGGCCTGGGCATCGCCATAGGCACTCTCGGGTTGCTGGTCGATGAAGAGATCTTGGTGGCCTACCGATCTCTGGATATCGAAACGGCGCTCGATGTCATGGAAGTGAGTTGTGAGATCGCGCCGATCATCCCGATCAACTTTGTGAAAAACAATCTGCACCTCGTCACCATCCGACAAAGCGCAGCGTAGAGGAGATAGACCATGGCCAAAAAGGGCAGGCTTCTGACCGGTGCGCGAGCCCGGTTTTCGATCGATGGTATCAAGGTGGGCTACGCTCGCAATGTCAACTTGAGCGAGGAGATCACTTACGAGCCTGTCGAAGTGCTCGACAACATCGAGGTGGAAGAGCATGTAGCGACAGCCTACAGGGTCACGTTTTCAGCCAGCATGTTTCGTATCGTTGGCGATACGGTCAAGAGCATGGAGTGGTTCCCCAAAGGTGGAGCCAACGCCAGCGATCGGCTAGAAAATATCCTAGTGTCTGGCAATCTGAAAGCCACCATTGAGGATACCAAGACACAAAAGATGATTTCGACCGTCGAGCAGGTGAGGGTGGCGAGCCACAACTGGACCATCGATGCTCGAGGCATCGTTGGCGAGGATGTCACCTTCGTGGCCATCCGTGTCCGCGATGAAAGCGAGATCTAGCACTTCCCCCCCGCCCCGGGGTAAGGTGTTCCAAACTTTACCCCGGAGAGCGGCATGACTATCGACGTAGGCAGCATTGAGCAGCGACTAGACCCCAACATCATGGCCCCCGAAGTGCCCGACGCCACCGACGCGGGAGCCCAGGCCAAAGAAGCCGTCGAAACCGCGCACGAGAAGCCCAAACGCCCCGACCCTCGCGAGCAAAACCCCTACGTTTTCGCGTTCAAATGGACTGACGGTCGGGGCAAACTCTGGGAGGGCGAATTTGAGAACAAGATTCTCACGCTCAAGGAGCGCCAGCAGGCCGGCATCTTGCGGGCCCGGCTTCAGAGCGGATTGCCCGTCGATTCTCTGGACGCCCTGACCCAAGAAATCAACCTGATGATCGCCCACATGAGTATCAGCCTGCAGGACAAGCCCGATTGGGCTGAAGACCTCCAAGCGCAGACCAACATCCAACTGGTGCAGTCGCTTTACGAGGAGGTGAATGGCCACGAGGCCACCTTTCACGGATACCCCCAGGCTGAAGCGGGCAGCTAAAGCAGCCACCGACGACGGTACAGCGCACCTGCGCAGCTGGTGGGTGAAGAAGTACGAACTGCCCCCCACGCACCTGCTCTTCCTGAATCAGAGCCACGCGGCGCTGGTGCAGGAGATGTACGAAGATCTCTATCGGCAGCTCGACGAAGTGACGAGCGAGTTGGAAAATGACGAGAACCCACCCCGCGCCGAGCAACGCGACGTACTGATGCGCCAACTTCAAGTCTTGAACAAAGCCCTCGATGAAGAGCAAGATGACGGGGATGACCTCGTAGACGAATGGGAAGCGGCGCTGGAGCGAGGCGAAATGCCCGACCTAGACGCCATGCCTGGAGCGTAAGATGCCC